TTTTGTCATCTTATGCCTCCACCAAAGTTGTCATCATTGAACCTGGCTTCCAGTCACATTCAACCTTTATACCAAAGTTACCCAATGCTTGTTGTACTTTTGAAGCAAAATCTGGATGATACCATTTGTTGCCTGGAACTACTTCTGGTGGTGCCATATCACCAAAACTTACACCACCTGGCTTCATCATTCTTGCACTCTGTCTTGTGTAAGCCACTGCTACTGCAAAATTAGTATAAGTGTGTTTTTCAACACTATTTAAACTTGCACCAATTGGCACATAATTTGTATTTGAAGTGACTGCATCACAGTAAGTTTCACTCAACTCAATATGCTGATTTGTGCTACCCCAATACTGAGCAAAGAACAAGTCTTTTTTCTCTGTCCATAATGCTTCTAAATCAACATCTTCTTGAGGTTCAAACATAGTACCAGCAAAATCATCTGGTCTACCCCAAAATACACATCCAAACACTCTGTCTGGGTTTTTTATTTTAGATTGTAGTTCTGATTGCAGTTGATTGATACAAGTATCAACAAACTTAATCTGCTTAGATTCTAAGCCAGTGTTATCATAAACAAGATCTAAGTCTTTGTTGACTTTCAACCTTACAATGAAACTTGGCATAGTTTCATCTTCTCTTCTTTGTTTTGCTTGGGCAATTCTTTGTTCTAAAGTGCCTCTGTTTTTTGCTTGACCCATGTCATTGCTCCTTTTGTTACGTTAGTATTTTACTAACTATACTTACAGTATAAGATATCTTGGTATATATGTCAACCTTTTTAGCCAACAAAAAACCCAGTAAAATCAAGGGTTTTTTATCTTTTTTCTATTTGTTGCTCATTTTTCTGCCTGATTGTTCTATTTGTTCCTGTAGATATACTGCGGTTGATAATAAACGTTCTCTGCGTTTGTTCATATTAGGATGTAGTATACGCCAAGCAAACCTTGCATCTTCCTTGTGTAGACGCTTGTATGTGCTGTTATTGTACCTTTTTATGATGTTCTTGCTGTGTCCAAATACTTCAGGTGGGTTGTTGTAGTTGTGTATTACTCTACCTAAATTCTTTATTAACCAATGATGTGAATTCACACGTTGGTAATTCTTACTCCACCATCTCTCAAAATGGCTTTTTCTTTCTTTTACTTTTTTTGTATCCATTGATATACGCTCCTTTGTCAAATTTCTGTTGTGCCACATTGTTAGCACATTCTATTGCGTTGTATGTTTTCCAAGTCTTAAGGTCACAGTTCCACAGTTTATAACCTACATAATCACCCTGTAGTTTGAGTATCATTTCATCATACATCCATTGGATCATACGTCTATACTCACGTCTTTCAACATACCTAACGTTGTCCTTGAATGTGTATATTTCTACTGTAATCATAACTGTTCATTGCTCCTTGTATAGTATTTATTAGATCATAATTAGGCATTACTCTAACATTTGGTAATACGTTACTCTTGTCTTACAGACAAGTAACATCAAAAACTGCTAACGCAGTTTTTTTCTGTTAAGTTTTCTTCTGTTCTTCAAACTCAATAGTGTGATAATATGTGGTGTTATGTGTGTGTTACTTGACTTGACTTATCAGTCACAGGTAGGCTTATTACAGCCATTGACCCTTTTTTGCAAACGCAAGGTTGTATGCTATCTGGCTCTCTGGCTTACCACGGGTACAGGATTTAATAACACACTCTCAGCCTACGTTGTGTGTTCATATAGCCAACCTTGTGTTAATACTGTAACACCACAGGTATCATAGGATTATATTTTATTAGGATTTGCAACCTTTTCCTGTTGTTCTGGGATACTATGTTTTGCCTTGGGGGATTTGCCTATGATTGCCTGAAGTGTGCCTATATTATATTATTATTTGTTGGTAATGTCAACCTATTACCATTGTTCTTTTACTTGACTTTTTTCTCTAACTGCTTCAATGTTATCTTGTAGTTTGTTTAGAGCCTTCCATTCTGCCAGTTGCATTTGTTCATGCAAATACATACAACCTCTGTACATTGCTCTACATTCTGCTTCACTTACCTCAAACTTACTTTGTAATTGATCAACAAAGTTGTTTTCAGTGTTAACTTTGCTGTTCATTAATATTTTTTTAAACATATCCTGTTCAACAGGTCTTGGTTTTCTGTTCAACATTGATCTTAACTTATCATGTCCTTGTAATTGTTTTTCTTGTTCATGTTCTTCTAATTTTGCTTTTATATTGTTGTGTCTCATATTTTTACCTTTCTAATTCCATTGGAATAAACTATCAGGATCTTCCTGATTATCTTCATGTGCTTCTTCATGTGGAATATATTCTAAACATTCACATCCACTTACCAACACAGCCCATAACAGTTGTTGTAATTCACTGATATGCTTTTGTTTGTACTTTCCGTCTACATTGTGAATAAAATCACGTTTCTGAACATTGGGTGGCATATATATGTCTAACCAATCCAATAGTTTTTCAACTCTGTGTCTAAATTGACTTTCTTTTTTATCTGGAAAGAATCTATGGTCCATTTCTGTGAGAATAGTTTCCATAAACCAATTCCAATTTGCGTCATATACGTTGTTACGCAATTTGTCCATAAGACATTTGCTACGCATTTTGCCTTTGGTAAGGCCAGTCCATCCACTGATCATATTTTTTCTATCATATGAGTGATGTCTTTTTATTTCTCTGATTTGTTCTGGTAATTTTAACATAATCATTACTCCTATATTATAACATCTTTGTTATACTTTTATTTATCATATTTTAACAAAAAACCGGTGTTTTGTCAACATATAAAGTCAAGTTGTATCAAAGTATCTGGGCAATTCTGCTATTATGAGCAATGGTGTAAGATACACTATTGTTTGACCGGAGGGTCACCTTTTAAGGAGCCATTCATGGTCTGAATGATAACCCTTGATACAACTCTAAAGATGTCTGTCATGGTGGCTTTTAGAACACCTGCCGTATATGCGTATGGAATAGAATATGGAACAGCCATCTCTAATACTATTTATACAATAAATTTATTGGTTTGTCAACTCTGTTTTTTGACGGTACATTTTAACATGGTAATAAACACCTGGAACGGTTATATTGTATGCTGTTGCCAACTCACTTGCGGTAAAATTATAGTTGGTAAACTTATCCCATATATCTCTTTGCATTTCAGTTGGTGGTAATCTTTTTACAACTCTTTTCTTGTATTTCCAAGTGTTACGGTTATCAATCTTCTTATCATAATTGTTTCTTTTCATTACCTTTTCAACATATAGTGGATTTACTGGTGGTCTTGGTTTTTGTCCATGTACTTCTAACCAATGGTTGATATTCAATGCATTTGTGGCAACTGCAATACCACCTTGGTAAAAATGATATACCACGTATGTGCCTGGTGGATGTTCTTTTATTTTCTTTACCCATGCAAAATGACATAATCTTTGCATATCATCATAATCAATGTTAGCACGGAATGCGTTTCTTAAATCACTTTTGAATGGATGTTCCATTAGTATGTTCCGCCGTCAACTGATGTAATTGTTACAGCTTGGTTTTCCCACTTACCTGTACTACTGTTGTATTGTAGTATTTCACCATTGGCCAAACCTACAATAGTAACATCACTGAGGTTGCCTATTGGTAAACTTCCACCAACATCTTGTGCTTGTGTGTTAGTTTGTACTTCTGTGCCTTTGTTTAATGTAATTATACTCATTATAGTTCCTTACTTGAATCATATGTTGTAGCCGTAATATCAACTGTATTATCTTCTGATAACTTTAGTTCTTCTACACGGAAAAATTTCTGTGTTTGTCCTGCACCTGTGCCCCAACCAAATTCATCATGTCTTACTTCAATAATATCACCACTTTTTAGTAGTAATGCTACGTGAGGTGCTTTGAATACAACAACACTACGGTCTCTGCTTATGTCCACTTGTTGTGTTATTAAGTCTTGTACTATTGCTTTATCTGTTACAACAGTATACTCCTCTGTTTGTTCTAATACACTACTGTTATCTTCTGTTAGGTATGTTGCATTGCTATGAATAGCTATATCATCATTCCATTTGGTATCTGGATTAGCAAATACACCTGTCATTTTGTTTAGTTTACCTGCTTTGCTTGGTAGTGTTAAACTTATTTGTCCAATAATTGTATCTTTGTCAAAGATTGCACTTGTAGGAATACCTGATTGTTCATTTTGTTTACGTATCTTTAATTCATACTTTCCATCTTTGAACAACAGTATGCCATTACAAGCTTCTAATATCTCACCTACATTATCAAACAGTTGTTTTTCTGTTTGTAGGTAACCATTTATCTTATAACCACTTGCACTTCTTGCCGCGGCGCTATCTAATCTTGCTTGTTTGAAACTGTCAATGTTTATGTTCTCACCACACTTCCAAGCACCGTTGCTGTCTCTGTCTAATCCTTTGCCAAATATATCTGAACGCAAATAATCATACAGTACATCTACAGGATTCTGATCTGCACCTGTTGTATAATCACCTGATACTAAACTTGCGTCTGTGTCACCTTCTGTTAGTTGACTTACATTCAAAATCTTTTTACCTTCTAATACCATTGTCATTGTTGGTAGTTGTCCACCAAATGTAGTACCATTTGCTTCTAATTGAATAGCAAAATAACTTACGCCTTGTAGTTTATGATTATCTGTCCAAGGTGTTAGTTTTACTGTTCCATCACCTGTTGGTGTACCTGTTGCTTCAAATTGTGTTCCAACGGTGTTGTTTGGTGAACCTACAGTTGTGTAATCTGTTGAGCCAACACTGACAATTTCATAATATTTGTCTTTTTCAATAGTTGTTGCATTTACTGCACTTGTGCTGTTTACACTACCTTGCAATGCTGTATCTACTGTTTGTGTTGTAGTACCTGGATACCAATTACAAGTTATGTAACTTGCGTATTTGCTGGTAAAACTACCTAATGTTTGTCCACCACTGCTGTTTGGTGTTAGTGTTCCACCATTATCACTGTCAAATACAAGAGTATCATTGAAATACATTTGTTTTACTGTGCCTACTTCACCTTCACACATAACAATAACCATGTTTAATTTTGTTGTTGAATCTAAATTACCTGATCCATTTGAACTTTCAATGAATACTCTGGTTCCACCCATACGTTGTTTACCATACAGTACATATACAGGATCATTGTTTGATTGTTTGTTTACCAATACATTTGATCTTGCAATACGTGCTTGACGCTCTGCACGTTTCTGTGCTTTACGTTGTTGATTGTAACTAAATGCTGTAATTGCTAATTTTATAACAAATTTTGTAAAAGGATCAAGACCCATTTGCATACCTCCATATTGTGTGAGGTACATTTGTGCTTAAATCATGTCTTGTTATACCACCTGTATTATCACCTAATCCCCAAGCAAAACCCATAAACACTATGTAACCACTGCTGAATCTTCTATCATGTTGTACTTGCACTATATCACCGTCCTGTAAATCTTCAACTTGTTTGTATCCATGTTCTGGAAACCACTTGTCCAATGGAATCTTTTTAGCCCAAGTTATTGCACTCTTTAAGTCATTGTATTTACCGTATATTTGTTTGAGTGTTTTTGTACCGTGTGCTATATCATGCCATTCCATAAACAAAGTACAACAATCATTTTTACCTCTTACCCAAGGCTGATGTTTCTTTTCTGCTAACCACATACCAAGTCTATATTGTAGTTGCTTTTCCATTATGCCTCACGCCATATTACTTCTTTTTGCACTTCTTTTGCATAACTAAAACCTTCATCTGTGGAATGTATTTCTTTTTGACTGTTGCTGTTTGTGTATCTTGTGCTTATTCTATCAAAGTTTGTCCAGTGACTACTTGTTTCTATTTCACCTGTAGTACTATCACCTTTGTCTGATAATGTTGCACTTATGTTGTTGATATAACCTTTGTATAATACCACTTGTTGTGATACTGTAAAGTTTTCCATGAATGCACGGAATATTGTAACTGGTTTGTCAATGTAATCTAAACTTTGTATAGTTTTTAATACTGTATCACCTGTTGGTAATGTTACAATACCTGCCAATGTTATTGTTAGTTTTTCAATACTAAAGTTTGCGTTATCAACATAATCAGTTATCTGTAATAAACCACCTGCGGCTGTGTATGTGTTGCCATCTGATAGTGTTAGATTATAAGGTGCTTGTGTTAGATAATATGTATGTGTACTATCTATTTCTATTTTAACACAGTCATAGTATTGTATAGTTTCTTTTGCTACTATCTGTTCTAATGTTGCCATAGTTTACTTCCAATTATCTAAATCAAACATTACAGTTACATAATAGTAATTGTTTTGATCAACACTATAGTTGAAGTTATCTTCTGCCAATGTAACAACTGCGTGTGATGGATGTTTGTATATCTTTTGTCCTGCACTTTGTGCTTTACGCATTGGCCAAGGTGTACGTATTTTTGCTTCACCATAAATGTTTGAATTTACTGTGTTCAATGCTGTGTGTAGATTACCATTTTCATTTTCACCATCAATAAACACTTCACCTCTTTCAAATGCACCTACATTACTTAAAAATCCATCAACAGTTAGTAGTGTGTCACCTACACTTGCTGGTTCTCTGAGACGTATGTGTTTTGTTGTACCTTCTGAGTATGTGTCTCTCCATAATATCTGAACATTGTCTTTGTTTTTTAACATAAAGAAGAATGGTGTGCTTTGTCCATGTGCCGCTTGTGCTACTGCATGAAACTTCTTAAAGTCACTTACATTCATTGGTGGATATGTTACTTCTAATTGCCATTTTGTATGACCCATACTACGTGTGTATTTTATACCACTGCTTGATGTGTTTACAATAGTAGGACTGTTGTAAACAATGTTTGCACTCTGTGGTGACACGTGGTTTGGCCATTCTTTGTCTGCTTGGTAATCATCACTTGCCCATTCATCATCTGTATCAAATACATCTTCTTGTTCAGCTAATGTTAATGCTGGCGGTGTGTATGTATCTGCTACTGTTTGGAATGTTAACATCTTTTTACCTTCAGGCATTCTACCTACATTATTCAATGTAACACCTGTTAGGTATCCACTTGAATTACTTGTTAAGTTAACAGTTGGTCCAATAGTACTAAATGATCTTGTTTTAGCTCTATCAATAGGATAATAATCTGTGCTTAATTCTGGATTATTAACATATGTGCTGGCACCTGTACGTTGTAGATATACAGTATTACCAAAGTTTATTACTGTTAAATCTTTGGCAAAGTGATTTCTATTGTTTGGATTGTTTAGTAGCAATTGACCTGTTGTACTATCTACTGGTGTAATACTTGTACCTACGTTTGCTGTAGTTACACCACCTTCTAACCCTGTAACTTTACCACTGTCAACAAGATTAATATCTGTTACACCTTGGAATACTACTCTTGGTGAAAAGGATATGCCTGCTCCACCTGCATTATTATAGAAAGGTGGTTTACTCCAATATGTATCTACACTTTGAACACTATAGAAGTTTTCCAAGTTTGTTGTTACAACAAATTGATCTGGTAATGCAAAATTACCATTTAGAGTTGGTCCTTGCCATATATATGAATTACCTAAAGGACTTGTATCAATTTGATTTACTTTAAAACGTCTTTCTGTTGTACTGTTAGACTCATCTTGTAACTGAATAACAGCTCTAATAGTATTACCTACTGCATCAGGATATTGTATTATTGTACCTGTTTTAATTTTACTAAAATGTGTAAAACTGCTTGGTATTGTGTTGTATACATTGCTAACACCATCAACAGTTTCAACACCTCTGCCAAGTGTTATACTTACACCACTACTTAATGTGTCATCTGCGTTTGGTCCAACCTTTTCAAAGTCTGAAAATGAAGTTATCAATGTTTGTGGATCCAATGTTGAAGTATATCTCATATGAAAATTAAATGTATATGTATTTGTTTGAAAATATCCACTTGTAATTGTGCTTTGTCCATCTTGACTTGGAATATTTTTTGGAACCCATTGAAAGTCACTGAATATATCTTGTAAACCCATTGCATTTTGTGGACTACCGTCTTGTAATCCTTCATATGCATCACCGCCTATAACTTTACAGTTAATAGTTTTAAAATTATCATAGTTCATTGATACTTGGTTAGGTGCTGGTAATTGTCTACCTTCTATACCGTTGTATGAGGTTGGTGCTGTTCCACTTGAACCATCTTCAAACTTAACTTGTACACTACCACCATTGGCTGTTACGCTACTAAAACCTGTAAATGCCGCTTCTTCACCCCAAGGCTGTAATATAACACTTTTAGTTGCACTTGCACCTGTTGTTTTGTTTACATAGTTAACATCAACATACAAACCACCACTGTTTGTTTGTAATATATCTAATAATCCTTTGATAAGAGGTATTGATGTTGCATAACTTTCATCATAATAAAATGTTGTAACGTTGTTGCCATTTACTTTGTAACTTGCTACACCAAACATTCTTATTTCAGGACCTGATGTGCTTGTAGTCCAAGTATCAAATGTATCTAAACTTGTATCAACAGCTTGTCCACCATTTGCTGGACGTACATTGTTTGCTGTGCTTACAACATCTAAACTGTCTAATGTAAATGCTGTACTACTGAAGTCTACACTTGTGCTTGTTCCTAAATCTTTATCATATATGTTGAATGTATGAGTTGTTAAATCACTTGGTTGTGTTCCACCTACAATAGTAGCTGGTATCATATTGTTTGGATTCCAGTTTATTGGAACACTTGGTGTTGTGCTTGTTATATCTTTTACAGGATGTTTGTAATAACCTTTGCCTGGATAATCCATACGTTGAGTATCTGTAAATGTATGAACTAAAATCTTTTCAATTTCTAAATAGTTGTTGTCAGCATCAGTGTTATAATCAATGATTGAATTTTGTGTTAGATTACGCACTCCACTATCTTTGATCAAACCTTGTGTTGTATCTGGATTAGCGGCGCCTACAGTAGAATCAAAATATCTTACACTACTTATAGCACCACCTGATGTGATATTATAGTGAGGTAAACTTGCTCTGCTTAATTGTGTATCTAACGCACCTCTTGCTGTAGTTGTACCATATGTTGTTAAGAATGTTGCATATGTTAATGGTGTAGTCATACCTGAATCTGTATATAATTGAAATGTATCAGTACCTGTAACTTTATCAATATACAATTGATATGTGCCACCTGGTCCATCATGTAACATACTTTGATATGGTACTGTGGCATCATCTGCGTTAGCAAAGTCAATGCTAAAATTATCATACAATGCTCCATTGCCACCCATTGATAGTTTTACTTGAACAGCATCATTTGTACTATCATATGCTGTAGGATAAACAAACTCAATAGGAACATCTGCTATACCTGCTGGTATGAATAGTGGACTGGTTGTTAAATCACTGTTGCTGTATAAATTAGCAACTCCACCACCTGCATCTTTGTAGAAGAAACTTGAACCGTTGTAGTTTGACATACTTCCATCAAATCCATCTAATTTAACTACATCACCATTTACTAAACCATTACCAGTTGAACTGCTAATATTGAATTCACTTGGACTTAAATCTACACCTGGTGTATCATTTACGTTAACACTACTACAATTTGCTAAAATCTGTTCACTATCAATAGTAACAATAGGATAATACCATATGTCATACATACTCATATTATCTAATTCACTTTGATTGTCTATAGCTTTGTTAAATTCACCTGTTGCTGTTGCAAATTGTGCTGGTGTTGCTGTTGGACTTGTTCCTGCCCACGCCAAGTAGTTTCCGTCTACCAACTCATTCATTCTACCTAACCAACCAGTGGTAGAAGTTCCATAATAATCTGAATCAATGTAACCTGTTCCTGAATCATTTGGATATGTAAAAATATTCAATGTCATTAATATATCCCCTGTCTGCCACGTCTATTGTAGGCATTTTGTATAATACCTTCAATTTGGTTCTTGTTCTTTAATAAGAACTCTGTTCCTGTCTGAGTATCTATACTTTGTATTGTAATATTTACCGGCGGAGCGGCTGGTGCTGATAGTTGATTCATTGGAGTGATATTTGCTGGGCCTGAAATAATTTCAGCGCCTTCTTCTCCTGCAATACCAAACTTACCTGCGCCAAGTTTACCACCATCTGCAAAGAAGCCTCCAAAGAAGTCTTTAACACCACCTACAACACTTGTAGCAAAACCTGATAATCCACCAAACATTCCACTTACGCCTCCATTGAATCCACCACCTGTTAGTGAACCAATTTGACCTAATATACTGTTCAATTGATTACCACCATTTAGTGTATCTGAGATAAGATCTTTCAGTGTGCTTTTCCATAGTCCTGCAAAACTTGTAAAGTTTAAGTTACCTTCTACAAGTCCATCTGCTAATATATCATTAAACTGTTTATTGAAGTCTTCAACAAAACTTGCATTAGATTCTTTCATTTCATCAGTTTTCTTCATCATTGCTTTTTGTAATCTATCATAGTCTGATATGATTTCATCTACTTGTTCTTGTGTAGATGTTGTAGTCATATCTTTCATTTCTCTGAACTCACTTACTATTTCTTCTTTAAGTTCAGGAACAATACTGTTACCTACCAAATAATCATAAGCACCTGACCATAGTTCTTTTAGTTTGCTTGTTGTTGCTTCTGTTGCATTTACAACACTATCTTTGATGCCACCAAAGTTTTCTTTGATCTTTTTACCAAAGTCTGTTACAGTTTCAATTGCACCTATTATTTCATCTTCAAATTCTTTTATAGTATTAACAACAAATTCCATTGCTGTGCTTACAGCTTCTAATCCTAATTTAAACAATGGTAATGCCGCTTCATATATAGGCTTCATTACTTCTACCATTGAACTTAAAAACTCAAAGAATACTTTTAAAGTTGGTACAACAACATCTGTTAGTACCATACCAATAGCATCAAATATTGGTTGCATAGCCGCCATAGCGTCTTTGAACTTTTCTAAATAACCTGGTGCACTTGCCGCCAAGTCTTTTACAAATTCTGTCATGTATGGTAATATAGGTATAAGAGCTTCTTGCATTAGGTATGTTAATTGATCACCTAATCTACTCAAACTATCATTGAATACTTCTGCCCGTTGAGCATCTTCAAGACTGACTATGTTCATACTATCTGCTACATCAGCCAATGCTTTACCTACACCAACTCCGTCTTGTTTTAATTGTTGGAATACACCAAGTACTTTAGGACCAACCATCTCACCCAGTATTTTCTGAGCGTCAGCCATACCAATTGTACCTTCTTGCATTGCTTGAGCAACTGCTGTAAATAGATCTGGTGCGTCTTTGAGTTTACCATTTACATCAAATATACTGTCACCAAGTTTTGCCATGATTTCAGCATACTGTTTGTTGCCGGCTATACCAGCCGCCATACGTCCTTCAAGGTTTCTAAACATTCTATCAGTTTCTTCTGCTGATAGTCCACCTTCTTCTAATAGTTTTCTAATTACCTGAAACTTTGCAAAACTTTTCTCTGATGTGATACCTACGTTTCTTGCCGCTTTAGCAAGATTGTCCATATCATCAATAACACGTTTAAACACTACCATTGTTCCAAGCGCCGCAATTGCCGCACCTGCTATACCAATAGCACCTTTGAGCATAAGAGCTCTACGTGCTGTTCTGTCTAAACCTTTGTCTACCTTATTGATAGCTCTACTGGCTTTGTCCTTTGCTTGAATCTCAATAGTGTGTTTGGTTGCCATAGTTTATTTCCTCTTGGTTTGATTAACCTGATACTCAAAATATTTAGCCCACATTTCTAACTCAATTGTGCTAACATTATTGAGGACCCATTCTACCGGTTGATTTAGTGTTTCTGCTATTTTGAACAAAAACAGGGTCTCTAAATCTTTGGTGAGTTTCCCATGGCGTCTTGTGCTTCCTTTTTAGCATCATTCATTGCACCAACAATACGTATGATCACTTCAGGATCAACTTCTCTCATCAATACAACTTTATCAGCCGCTGTAAACATTTTCTTACCATCTTTTGTTAGACTTTTAGCAATTAATGTTTCAACCAAAGCTTCAACAAGGTCTCCTTTACCATGTAACTCTATAATCTTTTTTTCTACAGCAAAGTTTGTTGCCGCTTTAAAATAAATTGTTTCTTCCCATTCAGGAACTTCAATTTTT